CACTTTTCGAAATGGCCGATAGCGCCCTGGTAGGTGCCGAATTCACTCTTGGCCTCTTTTTCGACGAGTTCTGCAGCCTTTTTGAGCCCTTGGCGCTCACCAAGAACGACAGTGGTCGCCATCTTAGCCAAGTGTTCGCCAAAGCTGGCCATAGTGAATATTTTCACTTCAAATCCTCCCATTCACCACGCTCAAAGTTGAATCGGTGGCCATCCAACTCACCAAAACAGATCGAGAAGGCCGACTTCATCCCCTCTGATAGTGAAAATGCCACATCGAAAGGAACCCCGTTTTTCACCAAGTTGCAGCTTTTTCTAAAAGCGGGGTCCCGAGCTATTTTTTTACCGTTTCATCACTTTCCGAGACAGCGGAGACTTCATTCAACTTGCGGCCGATTGCGACAATAGCCTCTTCGCCCAGACGTTGAATTAGCGCATCGAGTTCAAGCCTTGTCTGTGGCTGCGGAATCTCGACTCCATCGATATGTGTTACCCACTGAACCGGCATCAGCATATCCATATAGACAGCGTTCATTGCCGTTTTTGCGCCAACAATTTCAACAATCCGGAACTGAGCGAGCACACCAGGCTTTTGAATATTGATGCTCTTCCCACCTGCGTGAACAACATCAGGCAGCGCAGCACGCTTCATAATTTCTTCAGAGGGCGTATTCGGTTTGATTGCAACTTTTGTCATTAGGCCACCTTGATTCGGCGCTCCGCCGAGAAAGAGAGTTTTTGCTTGACGGTGTCGTCACTCACCCAATCGCCCGCATCATCCAGCTTGAGGGTAACGCCAACAAATTGATACTGACTGACCGATCCGTTTGGCTCTTGAATCGTTTGCATGATCGTGCCAGGGCTTTGATCAAGGCCGCTGTAATAATTGGCATCGACGTTCGCGAAATGGTCATCAATCGCGCTGTCTTGTCGATCAATTTCAAATGAGCCAGACCAGCCATCGGGAAACGATAGCGTGCGAGTTATACCATCGAGACCCTTAACCTTCTTCTCAGTTGAGTCGCGCTTCGTGGTGAATTTGGTGATCAACGTCGGCCGCAATACTCCATCGGCCGTACTGATGGTGGTCGATGTATCACGACCTATCGAAAAACCATTTAACGGCATTTTCTATGCTCCAAAAAGAAAGCCGCCCGGCTTGCGCGAGGCGGCTTGAGGCACTGGGCCGAATTAATTGACGGTGACGGAAACGGACTGACCGCCTTCCAGACTGACCACGAATTCACGCACGATGCTGAAATACTTGACCTTGATGTAGGCCGCCATGACGCCCAGAGCGACTTGCGAATCCGGATTGTTGGTGATGTCGATTGTCACGCTATAAGGCGCAACGTCTGGATGATTCACATCGCCGATGTATTTCAGGTTCAGCCACAGGTTTGACAGAAACGCCTGGATCGAGTCCTTGATTTCCTTGCGCAAGTCGGGCGTCTGGTCCTTGCCGATGGCGTAGCCGAAAGCGCTCTGGAATGTCAGCGCCAGGAAATTCGTCATCGTCGTGTATGCCTCGCTGTTCGTTGCCGTAGAACTTGACGCATTGCGATCAGTTTGGAAGCCGAAGTAATTGCCGCCGGCGGATGGATTGGCCAGATAATCCACGCGCCCCTGCGCTGCCGCTGCCAATTCAGCATTGCTATATGGCAGCTTCTGCGAGCTGCGTTGTGTGCCGATCAGCCCAAGAACCTTTTTGTTGAGTGTCGATTCATTCGGGTTCAAGGTTGCCCGCAGTGCCGCCCAGAACGTCGCCGGAGACAGCAGGCGCTGCTGTGAATTGACTTGATCCTGCCAATACACCCAGTCACCGGTGAGCACCTTGAGGCCATAGCCATCTGCGCCGGCAGTGCTCAGATTGGTAATCGTGGTCGCTGCAGACACGCCAACGGCACTGGCCGCGCCGAAGAAAATGCCCTCCGACAAGCCAAACGCCAGGATCGTGCTCCAGGCTGTCGAATCCGTGTGATCGACCAGAGCGGCGGTCATCACACCGGAGCCGCGCAGCGCATACATTCCTGACCGGGTGGTGCTGGTGCCATCTACGCCGATCTGCATGGCATCAGTGATCGATGTCACACCATCTGTGCCGCCTGCCAGCGTGTAGGTGGTTGTGATGTTCGGTGTGGTAGTCGATGCGCCGACGGTGGCGATGACCAACTGCGATGGACCTCGCTGATCCGAAATGCCGTTATTGACGGCAGAAACCAGATTCGCCCAAAACGTGGCACCGCTACCGGTGATGTTGTCGAAGGTCTCGCCAGAAAAACCGGGGCGATTAATCACCAGCTTATAAGTGCCGGCCTTCGTGCCGGCTGTGATTGCAGCCGTGAGCTTGTTGCCTACGATACCGGTATAAAAGGCCGTCAGTGTCGCACCGGTAGCTGGCGTGCTGGCAGCGTCGAGCAGTGGGATTGCTGCCGCCACATCCGTGCCGTCAGTAATCCGGACAGTGTACATCTGCGCAGCGCCGATGCTCAAAGCAATTGCCGCAGCCGTCGCCAAGTCTCGCTTGCGCACTGTCTGCGCCCCGAGATATTGCGACACGTCTGTGGAAGAGCCAATCAGTTGCGGGCTGTTGACCGGCCCCCAAGAGGCGACGCCGACATAACCAAGCAAATTGGTGTTGACGCCTTGAATATAGGATGTGGTCGGCGGAACAACCTGGGTATAGAGACCAGGCGCATACAGACCTGCAGCGTTCAACTGCCCACTTTGGTAAATCGTCATGCGACGCTCCAATAAAAAAGGCCACCCAGTAATGGATGGCCTGCAAAAAAATGCCGTCAATCGGCGGCTTATCTAAAAGAAATTCTGTTACAGCGGCACTTTACGGACGTGGTGGGCGTTCTCGCCGACCATCACTTCAGCGATCTCGGCAGGATCAGTGATTGCCGATCCTCGCTCGTGGTCACCGAACGGATGGGCCACTACGAGGGTGTAAGTTGGAGTTTCTACTGCCGTGGTGGTGCCGTCATTGCTCTTCGCCATGATGATCCTCAATAGGTGCTGACCGTCGCGCTGACGCCGGCCAGAGTGGTTTCTTGGGTGACGACACCGGCAACAATCTCTGCCGTTACCATCTTCTTGGTGGTTGCGAATTCGACGTTGTAACGCAAATCGCGCCTGTACAATTTGGCCTTTTCCAGCGAATCGGTCATCGGACTGTCCTGATAGATCAGGCGCGCCCCGGTGCCGTCTGGCATTGTCAGGAACGCCAGATCGGCCAGCACCTCGTCAGCGGCCATTGCCACCGCATCGCGCAGCGCTGGCGTCGGTGCCCAGATCGTTATCTGAATAAGACGCTTCTGACGCCGAATCTCCTGAATTGCGGTACCGGTTGCCCCCACCCGCAGGACTGGCGTTGGCCCGGCTGGTACGGTTATGACCGCCCCGCTGCTTGTAGCGCCATGTATCTGCAACGCTAATCCTGTCGCAATGGTCGAAAGTGTGTCACCGGCCTGCGCCGGATACGTATATGCGTCCTTGCCGATCAGGATGGCCAAGTTCTGCGCAAAAAAAGGCGTCGGCATCGAGCCGCCGATCGTAATCTGCGCACCGGTCAGGCTCAAAGACGGTTGGCGTGTTGCGGACCTGCGTTTGCCAGCGTCGTTCATATCGAGTCGTGTTTTTCTCCGACTGCGTTGGATACACGCTGATATTCACTTTGCCGGCCAACAAATCATTATCCAGCGCGGCGGCATTCGGCCAGCCGGGATACACGCGAATGTCACAGTTCGCCACCGATGCTTGCCCTGTACCGTTCGGATACACCGCAGCAGCAGCCTGCGCCGCCAACACCACAAGAACCTCGGAAATATCTGCCATTACGTCACCGCCTGCATCGCAGTCAAGCGCCAGCCAGCGTCGGTAAGCTCCGCGCTGGAAATCGTGTAGCGACGGCCCAGATCGTCCGTCATGATGTCGGAAGAACGAAGAATAACGCCCGGGTAAGCCGGCAGCAAAACGTTCCACCATGGCGTTTTTACATCGCCCGGCAGAATCGCATCCCCCTTTTCCCCCTTGCTACCTTGCAGGATCGATGCTGGCCAGCCGCTCATAAGCACCTGATCAGTTTCAGCCGTGGCACCGCCGTATTCCAATGCCCCGACTCCGGCCGGTGCCAGCGCCCGCAGAAAATTGACTGTCCGATTGCACTGAACCATCAAAATCGGCAGCGTAAGCTGCATCTGCGCCACAAAGAACGTGCCTTGCTGTCCGATCAAATAATCGCCAACTTTGACCAGCGTGCCATCAAACACGCCAAACCATGTCGGCTTGCCGTATTTGTTCGGTCGGCTGTACGTCATGTCCTCCGAATTGAAGCTGGCATAGATGGAGGTGACTGTCTGGCCCATGGCGGCAATCTCGCTGGTCGCCCGGTAGACTGTGTTTGTCAGGCCGATGCGCTGCGCCGCCTTGGCATAGCCGGAGTAGATCTTTTCTTGAAGCTTCAGGGCGTCCATTTCATGCCCTCACCAACTTCGCGCCGCCGCCACATCCAAGCCCCGGCCCCGGCTCAAAGCCCAGAAATGCGCATAGCTCGCGCCGTGTCACGCTGTAAAGTGCCCGGCGATCCCTTAACTCGGCCTTGTTGTGCGTCCATACTGCCGCTTTGTCAGTGTCCAAGTTCACTCGCACACCGTAAATATCAGCCTCTAATTCTGCCAAGTTCGACAGAAAGTTGGAAACAACGACCGCCTCCTCAGATGCAGACAACAGGATCAAGCGCTGGAATAGAGAAATAACGCGCATGCCGAAGTAGCCGTAAACGTCGTCGCTTTGATTGGTCAGCGGCGACGTATTGGCAACTGGGTACCCCATGTAGCGCCGCACATCTACTGCCTGCTGTTCGGTCAATGCCATGAAATGCCTCTGAATCTATGTGTAACTATTGAACCTTCCATCCGATGCGCTTGTGGTCATCGACGCAGGTCGCGTGTACGCGAATTTCGTCGCCATTCAGCTCCAGACTGATCAGGCCGTCGTCTTCGATTTCAGCGGTCAAAGCTTCTTGCTCGAGCTCCACGCCAGCCTGTGCCGTAAAGGAATTGCGCTCCTCATCGGACAATGCATTGAACTCTGCGGCAGTCATGCCGCTGATGACGATTGCTCGCGCCATCAGCGCTGCAGCTTTGGCAGCCAGCGCTGCCTTCTCGGCTTTTGTTGCCATATCGCTCTCCAAAAGTTCAGGTAGACCGGGAGTCAAAGCCCCCGGTCAGCGGGGATTAACCCAGCACCAGTGCAACGTGCTCGCCCTGAACGACCTTGAAGCCGCCGGCCAGGTGGAGCTCCCAGGTGGTCATGCCGTAACCAGCGATCTGCAGCAGCAGGTACGACATACCAAACTTGTCGCTGATCATCGTCCGGGTCACGGTCGGGTTTTCCGGGTAAACAGGAGGGCGCAAGACGCCTACCACAGCACTGCGTTCGAATGCCAGGTTCGGGGTGTAGCTATTGCCGACAGTCAATGCGTTGGCGGTGGCGATGGCAGTGCGAGCACCGGGACGGCCCAGGCTGATCGTGCCGGGGGCGGCGATACCATTGTTCACGACATACTTGTTGCTGGCATCAGCCGCGAAGGCAGCAATGTCACCTGGCAGAATGGTGCCGGAACCAGTCACCAAGGCGACATTACGCACGCCCACGGCGGTTGCGCCGGAGGTAACGTAGCTGGTACCTGTGCCAGCTACGTGCTGCACGATGCCCGCCGACTCGCGGATAGCGAAGCCGAACTGACGCAGCAGGTCACCCGAACGGCGCTCGGTATCGCTGCCAGCTTGATAGGCCTGCTGGATGATGCCCAACTTGCGAGCGGAGGTGCCGGCAGACGAGTCGATGCACAGTTGCAAGTCAGCCATTGGCGCACCGTTATCAAACAGCACCTTGCGCACGTCAGCGATAATATTGATGTCGCTTGCGAACGGGTTAGTACCAGCGGTACCAACTGCACGCGAAGCACCGACCTTGATTGCCTGGCAGGCCTGCTGTTCGGCGTAGTTACGCAGGGTTCGCATGCCTTGGGCGATCAACTGGCGCACCCATTCCTTGTCACTGTTGGCGTTTTCCAGCGAACGGATCTGCTCGCCAGTCAGGTTCCAATCGACCTTCTTCGAGAAAGTGATGGCAACCTTGACGCCGTCGGCGGTCGCATCGTCACCGGTACCTGCCGCCATGCTGGGCGTATGATCCTTGATTGCACGGGTTGGCGCGACGGGCACAGTCACCTGATCTCCGAGCGCAACGCCCTTGTCATCGAAGTCTGACGAAATCGCGGAAATGACGCCGAAAGGCTCATTAGAGACCTCCTGTGCCGCACTAAAGAGCGTCGGCTGCAGCGACGTGAAGACATTGACACCGAGAATCATGCCACTCTTGTGCATATGCATGAACAGCATGCCGTGCAGCTTGTATGCGCAGTCTACGACGAACTGGCGCACATGCACTGGCGCAGCAGCAGCGGCCGAAGCTACAGCAGTGACGCCCATTACCAGAACAGCCATGGCGGAAATGAAGAGTTTCTTCATGATTGGGTACTTTCCATAAAAAAAGCCCGCACATGGCGGGCCGAGGGTTTCTAAAACGGATAGATTAGACGACGACGAAGCCCTCGGCCATTTTCGCGGCCCGCTGCTTGGCGTTCAGGGCGTTGAAGGAGGCTTCGGAGATCGTTTTGCCGGGCGTCGGTTTTCCGCCACCTTGCGAGCCTGAGCCCGTGGTGCCGGATGGCTCGAAAGCACGACCAAAAACTTCGGATTCGCGCATCTCGCTGACCAAATCCTTAATACTGAGGTATTCGCC